TTTATAAGTTTCTTATATTTATTTATAGAATATTTAACGGAGAAAAATATATGGCTCAAGAACCAATATGGCCTGGTTCAGGTTCAGCAGTTAGTGGTAATACCCCGTTTGGGTTTTACGATACAGATTCAGAGTTTCAAAGTGAAGCTCCAAAGTTTGCAGACTGGTGTTCAAAACGATTAGGTTATCCACTAATGAATGTGGAATTACAAGATAAACAATTTTACGCTTGTTTAGAAGAAAGTGTGTCTGAATATAGTGCTCAAATAAATCAATTTAATATTAAAGACAATTTATTATCACTACAAGGACAACCAACATCATCAAATTTAACTCACAAGAGAGTAACACCCAACTTAGGTAGAAGTGTATTCTTATCACAAGCTTACGGAACAGAAGCCGGAGTTGGTGGATTAGTTGAGGTAAAATCAGGTTCAGTAGATGTGGTTAGTGGTTCACAAACTTATGATATAAATGCTCTATGGGCAGAAGTAAGTGAAAGTGGTAACGCAATAGAACTACAAAGGGTGTTTTATGAAGAAACACCAGCAGTCCAAAGATATTTTGACCCTTATGCGGGAACTGGAGGTGGTTCAATGAATTTACTAGACCAATTTGGATTTGGTAGTTATTCACCAGCAGTTACATTTTTAATGATGCCAGTTTACGCAGATATGTTGAGAGTACAAGCTATTGAGTTAAATGACCAAATCAGAAAATCAGCATATACATTTCAATTAAGAAATAACAAATTAAGAATATTCCCAAGACCAGAATCATCTTACAAATTACACTTCGAATATGTAGTTCGTTCAGAAAGAGATGATGCTTTAATAACAGAATATTCAGGAAGTTCAGATGTAATTTCCGACTTTTCCAATGTACCTTATGATAATATGAAATTTACACATATTAATGATGTAGGAAAACAATGGATAAGAAAATATGGATTAGCACTAACAAAAGAATTGTTGGGTATAGTAAGAAGTAAATATGGTTCTATCCCAATACCTGGTGCTGAGACAAGCTTGGACGGTGACACATTGAGGTCAGAAGCGTCAGCCGAAAAAGAAACTCTTGTTACACAACTCAGAGAAATACTTGAACAATCTTCTCGTAAAGCACTTATGGAAGCAGACAAGGATGAGTCAGAGTTCCTACAAGAAAAACTTAAAAAAGTCCCATATCCAATCTACATAGGTTAGGAGTGAGTGATGGCCAACCCACGATTTTTCGGAAAAAAAGATTTAGACACATTTGATAGAGTTAATAAAGAACTCATCGGTGATTTAAATAATGCGAATAGTGGAATAATTGACCAGACTGTAATTGTTTATAAAATATCAGCAAACAATACGGAAACTAATATGTATGGTGAAACATCAAACGGAAAAGTATTCAGACCAGGTGTCGAATTAGCTTGTTTGGTTGAAGCAGAAGATATGGCATATAATACAGATGAATTTGGACCAGATTTAAGACAATCAGGAACATTCTCATTTGTAAGACAATCTCTAAGAGATGTAAGTTTAGTATTGGAAATAGGGGACGTTATCGAGTGGTTTACCGCTTATTGGGAAATTACTAATGTAAATGAAAACCAATTAGTAGGTGGACAATATAAACAACTCGATGGACAACATATTCATTCAGTAATTTGTGGTGCTAACTTGTTAAGACGAAGTAATCTTAACATCGAAGAAGTGAGAAGTATTTAATGGAACGAAGTAAAACTTTACCAAGAAAAGAAGAAATATTAACAACACAGACTAATTTTAACAGAGGATTCGATACCACTCGTAAAGATGATAATGTAAAAAACTATTCGGTTGGTTTATTGGATATTGATGCCGCAGTGATGTATTACTTTAGAGATGTAATTAAACCCGAAGTGGTAGACAATGGTCAAGTGGTTAAAGTTCCTATTTATTATGCAAATCCAGAAAGGTGGAAATCAATATCAAAACTTGGATATCTAAGAGATGTCAAAGGACAATTTATTACACCACTATTAATTTTCAAAAGAACATCGGTATCGAGAGAATCAAACAACGCATTTCTAACACCTTCATTACAACCAGCAACAGAAGGTTCTAATTATACATTTAAAAAGAAATTTTCAAAAGAAAACAGATTTACACAAACTTCCACATTATTTGAAAATGATGAACCATTAGAAGAAGTTTATAACGTAACTATTCCAAGTTATGTTACGATAAATTATAATTGTATTGTTTTTACACCATACATTGACCAAATGAATAAAATTATTGAAAAAATTAGTTGGTCAAAAAATTCTTATTGGGGAGAACCTGATAAATTTAAATTTAAAGCTGGTATATCATCATTTACAGACGCTTCAGAGTTTGAGGGGGAAAGAATTATTAAAACTACATTTGATTTAAGTATGAAAGGATATTTATTACCAGAATCATTTAATAGTATAGTTAATACACAAAAAGAATATTCAGATAGAATCGGATTGGAATTAGGAGTTGAATAATGGCCAATAGAACAAAACCATTACCAAAAACAGAACGAAGACTACAAGGTAGAGAACTCAACAGAGGACTACAAAGGGGTAGAGGTTCTGAAACAAACCAAAGAAAGGACAATGTAAAAAATGTTTCTATTGGTTTGATGGATGTTGATGCGGCTATTATGTATTATTTCAATGAAGTTATTAAACCAACGAGTGTTATAAACGGACAAAAAGTAAAAGTTCCTATTTATTATGCTAACGCCGAAAGGTGGAATTCAATACAAAAACAAGGATATGTTCGTGATGTTAAGGGTCAACTAGTTACACCATTAATTGTATTTCGTAGAGTTTCAATGGAAGCTAACGAAACAATGCCGGTTGATAAGTTAGATGCTAACGACCCAAAACAATTTTATACATTTGAGAAAAAATACTCACAAAATCAAAGATATGATAGATTTTCAGTTGTTCAAGGATTATTAAATTCAAAAGAATATTACACAACAGCTGTTCCAGATTATATGAACTTAAATTACGAAGCAATAATTTGGACACCTTATATTGAAGAAATGAATACAATTATTGAACAGATAAACTTTTCTGAAGGAGCATATTGGGGTGAACCAAATAAATTTAAATTTTTATCATCAATAGATTCGTTCGAGGATGCAACTGAAATGGATGATAACGAGAGAATTATCAAAACAAATTTCAATATGAGTTTTAAAGGATATTTAATTCCAGAAGCATTTAATGAATTTATAAACACACAAAGATTTTTCTCACCAAAACAAGTGGTTGTTAATGACGAGAGTGGTATAAGTATTTCATCAGTATTTTCACCAGATAGTAGAGCAGAAACCGTAAGAATATTTTCAACAAGTAATTCTTCTCTACCAAGTGGATTAGGAAGTGCAACAGATTTTATTAGAGGAAAATCAACGGGGGTTGGTAATCAAGCACAAGACTTAGAATTTACAAATACTTTCGGTGGTGAAACCTATTATATAATGAGGGGTATTGGAGAACCAACTTCCTCGAGAGATGAAAAAGCATTATTATCAGTTTCTAATGCAAATTCTATTTATAATCTAAAATCATTTAGAGTTTCTGGTAGTCAATCATCATCTTTGTCTGCAAGTCAAGGACAAATTTATCAACCAACTTTAGAAACTGACAGAAGAATAATGAGTCAATCAGTTCAAGTAAAATTAAACGGATTAGAGTTAATATCAGCAGACAATCAAATAGGGTTTACAAGTGGGTTCGACTATTTTGTTTCAAGTTCTTTAAAAGAAGTGGTGATTAGAAAAAGACAATCAGACAATTCAGGATTTACATTAAAAAATACAGATTTTGTAACAATACTATTTCAAAGTGAGATAACATAATGACACAAAGAGAAATAGATAAAAGAGTGGGTTTAAAAGGAAGAACAAGACAATTTACATTTCCAGTAAGTGAATCTAAGTTTTCCGGTGATAGAGTTATGTTTAATGATACCGGAAGTATAACACTAGGTTATTCTTTTGATAATAAAAATGGTATTCCAACCGTAGACACAGACTTAATTCATTTATCAAGTGGAAATGAAAGATATTATCAACAAAGAGAACATTTCACATTTTCAGAAATAGATAGCTCAACTTCAACATATAATGAATTCTCACCAACAATAGCTGACAATTATCGTATCAGAAATGGGTCATTACGAATATTTATTAATGGTATCGAACAATTGTCTAATGTCGACCAAACAGAGTCAGCATCAGCAGATTTTTTTATTGATACAACACAAACAAAGTTTAGGGTTCACAAATTAACATTTGATAATTTTGGAATGGAATTAAAAAGTGGGTCAGTAGTAACAGAAGGTGATAGTAATTTTTTACCACCAACAACAACAGGAGATGGAAGTGAATCTTCCATACAAATTAGTTTTCAAAGAGAGGCGTCAGTATGACATTAATTGATTTAACAACACAAGCACAAGCTCCACAATCGGGTGGTTTGTCATTACAAAGTTCAGCAGTAACAAGTTCTTTAACCGGATTATATACATTAGAGTTTGATAATATTAATGTAGATAATATCGGAACAGGTAGTTTGAATATTGGAACAGTTAATACATTAACAACTGGTAAAGTAAAGATAGCTCACCCAACAGACCCAGTTATTATGGATGCTAATGATAATAAAGTAATACAAGTATTAACAAGTGGTGTTCCAAGTGGTAGTATAAAAGTATTTGGAGATTTGATTGTTCAAGGTTCATCATCATTTAATAATGTTTCTAGATTTGCAGTAGAAGACCCTATTATAGATTTAAATTTTACCGGTTCAACAGCTTTATCATCAACAGACTCTGGATTAAGAGTTGGTAGAGTAGGTTCTACAAATGCACAATTAATATTTGACCATAGTGAAACCAGATGGGCAATAGATAATGCCGCAGGAAGTAATATAAATATTGTTGGAAGTTCAACAACAGATACATTAACTAATAAAACAATTACTGGTTTAGCAACTTCAACAATGGCATCAGCTGGTAATTTAACATTTAGTGGAGACGGAGAAGTATTAGGATTACCAACAGCTCCAAGTGAACAAGGTTCAGCAGTTTCAAAAGCGTATGTAAATGCACAATTAACAGGAAGTGTGACTTCATCTGGATTAGATTATCTAAGAAAGAATTTTGTAAAAGTAGCAACTGGTGTGACTGGTTCAGCAACCGCAAGTTTCGCAGCAGTCACAGCATCAGCACCAAGTGGTATGACATCAACATCTGAAAATGATTTTATATTCTTTATGAATGGTGGATATATGGAACATAACGCTATAGATATAGAACAAAGTGGTTCAATATTTTTATTAAAGATTAACACAAGTGATTTAGGATACAATCTTGAGAGTGATGATGAAATTATATCTCAAGGAAAGTTTGATTCATAATGGCCGATTTAAAGAGAAAGCAGTTAAAGGAGTTTTTATCAGGTTCGTTTGGAATAACTGGTTCGTTGAATGTAACGGGTTCAGTTGAGTTCGATAAAAATATAAGTGGTTCTATCACTTCTACTGGTTCATTTAGTAGACTTGTTGGTGATACTATATCAGTATCTAATACAATATTTGCAAGTGGTTCGGAAGTTCAAATACTTATAGACGCAACTGGTTCATATGCATCAGCATCAACAACGTATCTTATGGAATCACAAACTGGTAGTTTCGCTACTGGTTCTGATGTTCAAGGTATATTGGATACTTATGTTAGACAATCAGAATCAAGTTCATATGCTAGTGGCTCAGATTTACAAGTTATACTTGCAGAAAGTGCCTCTTATGTAGTTTCCACAAATACAGGTTCTTTCTTACAAAATGCGGATACTGCATCATTTGCAACACTGCACGTTGAAGGTAATATTTCAACATCAGGTTCAGTAACTGCACAAGAATTCCACACCGAAGTAGTTTCATCATCAGTAATATTTGAAAGTGGTTCTACAAAATTTGGTGATACGATAGATGATAAACACGATATAACAGGTTCATTATTTGTAAGTGGTAATATTACATTTGATACAAATTTAACTAGTTCAATCACTTCAACTGGTTCATTTGGAAATATACAAATAGGTAATTTTGGTGGACTACCTTTCGCAAGTGGTTCAGATTTACACCAGTTCTTTACAGAAAGTTCATCATATGTAACTTCAATCTCTACTGGTTCATTGAATCAAGTTTTACAAGAATCAGCATCATATATGGTATCGGACCAAACTGGTTCTATGGGATTATTAACATTAGGTAATGATATAACTGGTTCAATCACGTCAACAGCATCATTTGGTGATTTAAAAATAGCCGACAATACATTTATTTTAAATAATTTGAGTGTAGGAACAGATGTTGTAGGACAAAAATTACAAGTAGACGGAGATGTTGGTTTTACTGGTCAATTAGATGTGACTGGTTCAGTAAGTGGTGGTTTAGCTTCAACTGGTTCATTTGGTTGGGTTGAAATATTAGGAACAAAAGTAGTTGATTCTAATCAAACTGCTTCTTTCGCAAGTGGTTCTGACCTACACGCAATACTAGCAGAAAGTTCTTCTTATATGGTATCAGACCAAACTGGTTCTATGGGAGCAACTGTAATATCTTCAACATTATCGGTAATCGGAGATATTGCAACATCTGGTTCAATAACTGCAAGAGAATTTAAAACAGAATTTGTATCATCATCTATTATATATGCTTCTGGTTCTAATCAATTCGGTGACACCGGAGATGATGTTCAAGAGTTTAGTGGTTCATTAAAAATAGGTAATTTAACCTTCTCAACAAGTAGTATAGGAATACAATCCGATACAGACCTTATTTCCCTATCTGACGACACTTTCACCTTAAATGGTAACATTGTTATAGATGACGGAGCAAACATCGGTATAGACTCGGATACAAATTTACTTGACTTAAATGACCAAAATCTTATCATAAATGGAATATTAGATTCAACAGGTAGGATTGATGCACAAAGTGGACTACAAGTATCAGGTTCAACATTAGCTGTTGGAAATGATTTAACTCTAAATTACACTTCACCAGTCAGTCATAGTTTAATGTTTGTAAATCATACAAACAAAACTGTGGATTTAGTTCCCGTAGCTTCCGCAAGTGGACAATTAGTTCAATACAATGGAAGTGGTTGGGTTATAACTGATGAAATTGATGGTGGAAGTTTCTAAATAAAAAGTCAAACTTTTCAACTTTCTTATATTTATTACTGACTATAAATATAGTTAAATTTTATATAAAATAAGTAAAACCATATGGCTCAATCAATTAAATTAAAACGAAGTGCCGTTGTTGGTAA